TATATCGTAAGCGTCATTATTTTCCCATCTTGTTTTAGGTGCTTCAAATCCATAACTGCCACATTCTAATCGTAGGTCTTGCATAAAATAATTTGATACATCATTAAATGTACTCGCACCATTTATCAAACCAAGACCATACTTCTCGTAACTATATTTGTAATCATCATACTTCTCAAAAACTTCTTTTTGTATTTCTTCATTTGGCATGCAAATAGAGGATGTATCAAACTTCTTCAAGTCATAAAAACATTTTCTCATATCATCTTTTGTTATTTCTTTGAGAGGAAATACAGGTCTTTCAGTTGCAATATAGTCTGCTAGGTGCGTTCTCATTTTGTCTTTGCCGTAGGTTTTGTTCAGTAATTCAAATGACTTATTGTCTAGTAGAGGTAGTTTATCATCGCTAGCGGCGTCTAAAAGACGGTTATATAGTGTATTATCTCTAATATAATGTGTAAATGCGTTTTCTTTCATTAGAAGAAGTTATCCAGTGTTGATGTTTTTTCAAAATTCCAGTTGATTGCATTGACAATAAATCGTAATGGTTCTAAAAATGATTTGTCAAACTGCTCATCGTAATTAATATATTGATGTAAATTAAATTCTTCTGGCAAGTATGTTGGAAAAGATATAACCTTTTCTCTTAGTGGATTAGGTTCTTTCAAAACAATAAACTTAATCTTATCGCCTTCTTGTATTTGTTCATATTTAACTAATCTTTTTTTCTTTAACATATTATTATATAACAAAGCACCTTTTACATGAATAGGTGTTGCCTTTTGATAGATGTCTGTTGATGAAGAATACTTTTTTAAATTATTACAAGAACGAGGATAAGCAATATCTTCTGGTCGTAATGTTTTAAAATGTTTTCTAAAGTCATCAATAAATTGTATCAAAGCATTTTCATCTTTGTTCATAATTACTTTCAATGCTTCTTTGATCTTTACACGACAAGGGGCGGGTGTTGAACTCTTAACTGCTTCGATACCCATAATCTTTAGTTTAGGTTCTTTTAAATCTACGCCTTCTTCATTAAACACATTGAGAATATATCTTTTCTTAGCAGTCCATATACCTTTGTTAGCAATCACTTCTCGTTTCATCACCATTTTGTTATCATATGCATTAGTATATTTAGCAAGTTTGTCATAACTATTATCAATTGCCTTTTGTAATTTTTCTTCACAAAATTTATCTAGAACTTTTACAATCTTTCTTGTATCAGATTTATCTTTAAATATTTTATCGACAACCGCACCTAGTTTTACATAGATAGAATCAGTATCAGAAGCCACAACATAGGTTACATTTTTAGTTTTAAGTAAATCATTTAAATAGTTATTTACATCTCTTTCAATCCATCTAATCGCAAGTTGACCTGCCTTTGTAATACCTTCAGCGTGTCTTACATCAAAATATCTAAAGTACTGATTACCGATAGCACCATAAGCACTATTCAATGCAATTTTTCTTGCCAACTGAATATTATGATTGGCTGCAATATCATTTAATAATTTTTTATCGCCAGTCTCTTGATACAACTTTTTTGATTCAATCATTTTCTTTTTGTAGATAACTCGTTCTTTGTATAACTTATTCATTAATTTAGGAAGAAAACCTTGTTTATTATTATCAAACATAGCACCATTAGGTGTCATAGTAGAACCTTGTAAATTAGACAAATCAGATTCTTGATTTAACATTTTTTCTACACTCACAGAGTTAGGTTCAAATCCGACCATTGTTTCAGGCGAAATATTATACTGCATAATTAGATGTGGATACAAACTGTTTAAATCGAAACTACAAATCCAATCATGAAAACCTACAACAGGATCTTTTACATATGCACCTTCATAACCACCAGAGTATTGATTCTCATTTACAGCAGGACAAACAAGTTTATTCTCTTTGAGATAATTAAATATAATAGTATCCCACATACGAACTTGACCAAACACATCTTGATAGTTTACTTTTGCCTCATAAGCCATAGTTAAGTGTAAAGCAATCAACTGCATTTTATCTTCTAACTTATCAACTAGTTCAACATCTTGAATATTATACTCTACAAATAATTGATAATCATTTTGATAAAAGTCTTTGAAAGTATCATAAGGATTATCTAATTTATTTTCACCTAGTTCTACTTCACCAATATAATCTAGTTTATAACTTTCACGCCTAACAAATGTGTGTTTACGATATAAGTCAAGATAATCTAATGTTGTAACACCAAGTATATCATAATAGTTTTGTGTTCTATTATATCCTAATGATAATGATGTACCACCTGATACAATACCCCATGGACTAAATTGATTAATATATTCATCACCCATAAGATATTTAAAACGATTCATTAAATAAGGTATGTCAAAGAACTTAACATTCCAACCTGTAACAATATCTGGATTGTAAGCAGTCCAGAACTTTGTAAACTTTTGTACTAAATCTCTTTCAGTTGAACACTTAAAATATTTTACATCATCACGGTCATTGACAAAGTTGCCACAACCAAAAACAATAATACTTTTTCTTGCATGATCTTTTACAGTAATACAGATTAAAGGTTCTTCAGCCTTATCTACATCTGGAAAACCATTTTCACTTTCACACTCAATATCAATTGTAATTAATCTTAGTTGTTTAATATCCCAATCAACTTTACCTGGGAACTTATCTGCAATATATGGATATTGATATCTCGTATTGCCAAAGTATTCAAAGTTAGAAACATCTTTGTATTCATCAATCCACTTCTTTGTTTCATATATACTTTCAAAAGTAATCTTACCAACATTTCTATTATCTAATGTTTTATATCCTGTCTCTTTTTGAGAAGGAACAAACAAAGATGGTTTGTAATTTACTTTAAACTTTTTGTGGCTGCCGTCATGGTTAATACCACGAACTAGTAGTTTGCCTTTATACGGCAGCACACTTGTATAAAATTTCACTATATCTGTGTATTGTTAAAATGTTTGTTTAATGTTTTTAGTTTATCTTCAGCCGCAGCCATTTTATCTACTAACTTATTCATTTCTTCTAGTTGTTGTGGATGTTCTCCAATACCAACAGAGTTGTCAAAATAAATTAATAGAGTAGCATATGAGGATGCTATTTCTGATTCGTATTGTTTAGTTAATGCTTTGAATAAAGCGTTTTCTGTTTGATGATTCTTTGCCATTTTTCACTCCTTGCATTGTTATTATAACACATTATAACTGATTTGTAAAGCGTCTAGTCTAAACTATATTCAGTAGTAACAACATATTTTCTTGCTGGGTTTACCATTACATTCATTTGTGTCATTATTCTTCTAGTCAATAAAACCTCTGTACCCATATCAGCTCTATTGTCAATACCGAAAGGTTCATCTTTATATAAACTGCCAGCAAAACTAACATCTAGTCTTATGACTGGTCTTTCTTCGGTATAATCTCTAATTGATCCTATCTTAACTTTATAAGTTTTTTCTAATGGATAGGTGTGTCTCTTACCTAATAGTGTAAAAGAAACTTTATCATCTTTAACTTTTATATCTTCTCCATGAATAACTGATAATACAGAATTGCCTGTATCAAATTTTGCTACCATATCACCCCATGGTTTGATTGAAACTATCTCTCTATGACCACATTCTGTTGGTACTTTAAATCTATTTTTTGAATCTTGAAAATGCTCAATAACTGCTTTAGCAATATTTAATCCTGTTGCTTCTTCAATACCCTCTGTGCCTGGTGATGAGTTTACCTCTAACATAAATGGTGGTTCTTTTTCTCTATTCTTACTTGGTATAAAGTCAACAGCAGTCCATAATCCATTTACTGCTTTTGCAGCTTTTAAAGATTCTTCTATTTCTAATTCTGTTAGTTTAATTTTTTTTGGTTCAGAACCTTGTGATACATTACTTCTAAAGTCGCCTTCTATCACAGGTCTTTTCATAGAAGCTAAAACTTTACCACCTAATACTAATACTCTTACATCATAATCTGTTTTGATATATTCTTGCACTAGTAAGTCAGCATCCTCATCTTGTTTATTAATTAATTGTACAATAGAATCTAATCCTCTTTCACTATCAATAAACAATACACCTACACCTTTACTACCTCTTAGAGTTTTCATAATCAAAGGAAACTTAATGCCTGATTCTTCTATTTGATCTAGTATTGTATCAGGATTATTTACTAGTATAGATTTAGGTTGTGTTAAACCATAATCACCAAGTTTCAATGCTGATCTATATTTGTCAACACAGATACTAATACATTGTCTTGAATTTATTAAACAAACATTTGCCTTTTCAAGAATTGATATAAAGTCCATCCAACTGTCTTTTCTAGTGGCACTACCACGAACTATAGCAATTGTGTTATTATCAATTACAAATCCTTTGTCATCTTTCTTATTATGAAAGGTACGAATGCCATTTTCAAATTGTGTGTAACCACCAGACAGATGAAAAAGATATGATTCAATTTTGAGTTTATCTGCTTCTTCTTTTAATCTGTCAGCAGTATGAAAGGTCTTTGCCTTTTCAGGCTCATCTGTGATGATGAGCAGTTTAAGTTTGCTATCACCTTTAGCTTCAGTTATAAATTCTCTAAACTTGGGTGCCTTCATCTTCGACTTTTTTACCTATGTTATATTTTGCTTGTAAGTCCCATTCATTCTTTTCTTTAAATGCTAAGACTTTGATTTGTGATAGAGGTGCTTTTTTCTCAGCAACTGTAGCATTAATTATTGCAATTAATCCCCAATCAGCTAACAATTGAGCAATCGTGTTTCTTCTTTCAACATCATTATCGGTTAAGTTTGCTTCTTTACCATCTAATGCAAATAGTTCTTTAAAATGCACTATGAAATATCTACCTTGTTTATGTAGAATATGACATGATTGAAATAATTTTTTATCTTTTCTAGAGGCAACACCAATTCTAGTTAGTGTTTCACGAACCTTTAAAAAATCGTCTGGTTCTTTTAGTTGTACTTCCAACATATTATCTGGATTCCAACTGTTATCTAATTCGTTCATTTTGTCCCACCTTTATATAATTTTTCCTTGATAAGATTTATCTCATCTTTGGTGAGTATATCAAGAGCGGACTTTGCTTTATCATTACTATATCCATAATACTCTTTTACACACTCAATGTCTTTTAGTTTGTTCGCCCTCAAAAACGGACTATACCGTTTCTTTGTTCTAATACTATTTAGTAGAAATTGAAATTGCATATCCTTATCAATGAAGTGATTTCTATTCATTTCATTCACAAGCATTATAGTATCTGAAAAAGCAGATAACATCTTATTTACAATAAAAGCAGGATACTTTTTCTTCCATAAATCATCTTCGGACTTTGTTAAGTCTTTCTTTGTGAAGTTTATGGCGTTTAAGTATTCTTTGAGTTCGTAACTCATTTGAATTTAACCTGGGACATAAGTTCAGTTAAACAAGCCACCAAGTTAATTTCTTGATCTGCAACAAAGGCAGACTTATACTGATAATCAGCAATAATTAAAACAGCATGAGGTATAGTTTCTGGTTGTAAACTATCATACATATTGTCATAAATTTTTCTAAAGATTTTAACTGGATCATTAT